TTCGCCGGTCGGGCGGGTTGCCCGGCGGCGAAAGTCGGAAAGGCCTTAGCCATGGTTCTGGGCTCCCTTAGACGGCGCCGAACATCGAGACCATGCCGTGTTGCTGGCCGGGTCCGACGTCGGTCGTGGACTTGAAGAAGGTCTTGTCGATGCCGCGGAGCTCTTCCGTGCCGACACCCTTGATGAACCCGTAGTCGTCGTCCTTGCGAGACGTCGAAATCGGGTCTTGGCCCCAGGAGATCGTCATGGCCTGGGCGCCGCAGAGGTAGCCCGGTGCGACGTCCGCCGAGGAGGCGCCCACGCCGGTGAGGATCGGCAGTTCCGGCACCTTCTTGATGATGACCCCGTTCCACTCCAGGTCGCCGCCCTTGAAGTAGGGATTGGAGCTGGCCGAGCGTTCGCGGCTGTCCTTGTTAAAGGCCTTGATGTCCGGGTCCGCACGGAGGCGGTTGAAGCCGCGGGTCGGGGCGAACAGGACGAAGCCATCGTCCGCCTCGCTGCCGACCATGTACGGACGAAGGGCGCGGCGGCCCGAAGCTCGATCGCGCGTCTCCGCGAGATCCTTTGCCGCATCGATCATGCCGGCCGACCACATGTCGTTGGTCGTGTCGACGTTGGCGAGCGACGACGCCATGTTGCCGACGACGGTGTTCGCCTGGCTGATGCCGAAGAGCGCCCGGTTGTAGTTGTCCGTCAGCCAGTTGTTGCGCTGGGTGGCGTTCGCCTCGGCGTACGGGACCTGGCGGCTCAGGCCTTCGTCCTCGTCGTACCGGGTGTCGGTCTCCGCCACGACCGAGAACGTGTCGGTCAGGCGGTCGCGCATGTCGTCGGCCGACCAGAGCTTCAGGGCGCTCTTGTTCGCCTTCAGCAGGTCGATGACGGAGAACTGGACCTTCGACTTCTTCGTGACGACCGCATTCCGGCGCCAGACCGGGCGAACCCGGAAGTCGAACATGTCGAGCTTCTCTTCAGCACCGGTCAGGAGACCAGCACCGACGCCGCGGCCCTTGAGGGAGCCGACGAGCGGAATGATCAGATCCTTCCCGCCATCGACGAGGTCGCGGTAGCTCATGAAGAGCGACGTCGGAGAAGCGCCCATGAAGCGACCGTAGCGGCTCTCCGCGACGTATTCGCTCCAGTAGTCGTTGCGCCACTTGATCAGCTCAAGATTGGCGGTGGCTTCGGTGTAGGCCATGGGTTCGGGTCCTTATTGGCCGAACATCCGCGCGAACTGCTGTTCGCCGTCAGCGGGGACGGCTTGGGCATGATCGCCTGCGGATGGTCCGCCCGCGAGGCTTGGCCTCGGCGCGACGGGTGCGGGGGTCGGCGCCGGTTGGGCGCCGGGCTGTGCGGATGCGGGGCTCGCGCCGCCGCTGGCCTCCCAAGCGAGGAAGGCTTCGTATCGGGAGGGATCGACCTTCGAGGCGACCTGATCGCGCTTCCATTCCGAGACGACGAAGTTCACCGGGTCGGGGTGGGCGCGGACTTTGGCGTTGAAGTGCGGGTCCTTGCCACAGAGGTCGGCGCCCCACTCAAACGCGGCGTCGACGGTCTGTTGTCCGTGGGTGATGTTCGCGAAGTTGCGGGAGAAGTCCCGCCGCATCACGAACATGCTGTCGTCCATGGCCTGGCGCTGGTGCGCTTCGTACGCTTCCGGGTCCTCGTCCCTGCTGGGGAGGGGTTGCCTGCTCTGGGCTTCCTGCTGGTCCCGCCACTGTTGAAGGTCCGCGGCCCGCTTCTCGGCCGCGGTGGCCTTGTCGCGAAGGTCGAGGAACGTCGCCAGCGGGACGCTGTGAACCGGTTCCACTGGGGCCGCAGTGAGCGGCTCGGCAGCGACCGGGGCGGGCGTGGCCTCTACGGGCGCGAAGCGTCCATCAGGGCCGCGCAGCGTGCCTTCCGGCGCTTCGGGGGTGGGCTGCAGCGCGGTTTGCGCGACAGGCTCCGAAGCGGGCGCGGGGGCTTCAGCCTCGGACGCAGCACGGGGCTCGTCCGACAGGAAGTCGGGTAGTTCGCTCATGGTGATCCCTGGTTTTGCCGGTATCGACGGCTACGAAGCGCCCGTGTCCGCGGCGGCCGGTTGTCCATGACGGAGGACTGCCGAAGCTCCCGATTGACCCCGGAGGCGGGCTAGAAGCGCTCGGGCTGCGGTTGCGGCCGAAGGGCGTTCAACTCTGAAATCTGCGTCTCGCGCGTGATCTGGACGGCGCTTGCCCGGTCCTTCTCGGCACCAGCACGGGTCTTCTCGATGCCGGCGGCCTTGTCGGCCATTTCCAGTTCGATCATCTGTCGCTGTTCCGGCGTGACCGGCGGCGGGCCTTGCTGCTCCTGCGCCTTCAGCTCTTCCAGAAGCTCGCGCTTCATCGGAAGGCTGGAGGCCTTCAGCAGGATCTTGCCGGCGTTCGGGCCGAGCGCGCCGACCTTGGCGAGCTCGATCAGGCCAGCGTACTGCTCTTGCTGCACGCTGGCGGTGTCAGGCGTCGTGTCGATCTTGATGTCCACGTCCATCTTCGCGACCTGGCGCTCGGTCTTCAGGAGCGGGCGCTCCATGACGATCTGGCGGGTGATCGGGTCGTAGGCGGGGAAGCCGGTGAGCGGATCGATCTTCGGCTGCGGCGGGCCGAACACCGGCTCGTTGATCTGCATGAAGTCGATCTCGCCCTCGGAGTCCGTGACGCGGATCATCTTCGGCGCGGTCCAGAACTGCCGGATGCGAGCCCACGCCTGGGCGTAGATGCGGTGCTCCAGATCATCGAGCCCGGAGAAGAGGTGCGCGAGCTCGGTCAGCCCGGCTTGCTGGCGGATGAGGTCTTGGCGGCCTGAATTGGCGTTGCCACGAGCGAGAAGCGCCGGGTTCGGCCCAACGCGCTCGATTTCGGCCTTTGCTTCGGCGAGCAGCGCCATGTCCATCGCGAACTTGTCGTCGGGCACGATCCCGTAGCCCGGAGGCAGCACGCCATCTGGCTTGGCCGCCTCTCGCCGGACTTCCTCGGGGTCGGCATAGGCCGCGACCGGATCGGTCTCCTGCACCTGGCGGAAGGTGGCTCGGTGTGCGCCCTTGCGGCGGTAGACGTTGATCTCATCTTGCGGGCCGACCATGTCCTGGACGGCGCCGTAGCGGTTGTTGTCGTCGTCGACGTAGGCCGACTGCGCCTCGATCGGGTTGCAGGGCTTGCCGTTGCCGTCGAGGTACGGGCTCGGCCCCTCTTCCAGCTTGAGCGAGCCGACGAACACGCACTTGAGCCAGATGCCGCGCTCGCGCTTGTACATCTCCACGATGAGCATCCGCTTGCGGCGCGGATCGGTCCACATGGCGGAGTTGTCGTCGGGCCGGTCGTTCCAGGTGCTGTCGCCGGCGCCAACGTCGCCTGTGCTGCAGGCCAACTGGATCTGCGCCTCGAACTCCGGGTAGGCGCTGATGATCTCGTCGGCATACTGCCACTTGGCGATGCCGTCGTAGGACTTGTCGGAGAGATCGTCCTCGCGAGCGTACGGGTCCCAGAAGTACTCCTCGAACCGGATGCGGCGGAAGCGGACCTCAAGCTGGTCGTCGATTTCCGTGAGCACCGCAGCCGTGCCCTCGACGAGCATGTTGCGGAACACCTTTAGCTTCTGGCGCGGCCAGCGGTTGATGTCCGAGACATAGCCCAGCGTCTTCGTGCCGACCTCGGCCGCCCCCTGGTCCGGAGCATTGCGGGGGAGAGCGCGGGGCTCGGCCTTGCCGCCCTCTACAACGCCGACCATGCCCTCGATGCCAGGGCGGACTCGGTTGATCGTGAAGTCCGGCTGACGCAGGCGCTTCAGCTTGGTCCGCAGCTTCTCGTCGATCTTGCCGTCGTAGTAGCGGCGATGCGTCTTCGCCGTCTGGCGGACGGTCTGCGTCAGGTCCCGCGCCTCGGTGAACAAGCGCTTGTACGTGTCGAGCGCGACGTCGGGGCTGTCGGTCAGGCCGCTTGCCATTCGCTACCGCCTCCCCTGTCCGCGCTTTGGTAGTCCCGCCGCTTCGGCTCAGGCATCGGCGCCTTGGCCTTCGCGCCGCCACGTCGCAGCGCCTCCAGCCCGTAGCGGGCCGCGTCGATGAGGTGGTTGTCCTTGTCCGCCAGCACCGGGAGGATCTCGCCGGTGAGCGGGTCGGTCTTCCACGAGTAGAGGGTCAGTTCCTCGATCGTGTGGACGCACCGCGGATGGACCACGATGTCGAAGGTCCGCAGGAACTCGATGCCGTCTTCCAGGCTACCCGGCCCCTTGATGGCGGGGATGATCCGGAAGCCCTTGCGCTTCATGTACGAGACCGTTTCAGGCCTCGCGCTGTCGGCTGTGATGGTCCACTTCAGCGCGCCAGGCACCCCCGGGTGCTTGTGGGTGTTCTCCCAGCGCTGCTTCTCGTCGCGGTTCGGCGGGCAGTCGCCAGCGAACAGCGCCGGCGTCTCGTCGATCTCGCAGCCGATCTTGTAGGCTTCCTGGTCGATGTAGAGCGTGCGGCCCTGGACGAACATCCGCAGTAACGTCGTCGGGTCGATGGCGAAGCCCCAGTCCGCCCCGAACCTCAGCACCGCGTCAGCCGGCGTCTCGAACGCCTCAACACGCCAGTTGCGGAAGACACGGGCCTCGCTGTTGGTCTGGTAGCCGCCAAGCCAGACGTGGGCGTACTTGTCGGGGTCGCGCCGACGGTCGCGCTCCATGTCGGCGGCGAGGGAGGTGTCACCGAACCACGGGTTGTCCGTGTAGTTGACCTGGATGCAGACGATGTCGTTGTCGTTCGCGGCGTCCGGGCTGCGCATGAAGGCATCGACGGGGTCGGTCGCCTGGCGCGGGTTCCACGAGAACCAGATTTCGGCGCCGGCCATCCGGAGCGTCGGGGTCAGCAGGTCGAGCGAGCGCTGGCTGAGCGACTGGGCCTCTTCGACCCAGGCGATGCGGTAGCCTTCCAGCGACTTGATGCTGTCGGCCGTGTGGTTCTGCATCCCCTGGAAGATGATGATGCCCGACCGCTTGCCGCGATCGTCCAAGACGTGGATCTCGGTGTCGAGGATCTCGAAGCGGTCGCCGACGTCGAGGGCCGCGATCTTGTCGGTGATGAGCTGCTTTACCGACTGGTCCAGCGATTTCTGGATTTCGCGGACGCAGACCGCCCTGGTGGTCGGATCAGCGACGCACTCCTCGACCAGCAGTTCAGCGAAGAAATGGGACTTGCCCGATCCGCGCCCGCCGTGCGCGCCCTTGTACCGAGCCGGCCGGAGTAGCGGGACGAACGCCCTAGGTGTTTCGATCCTGAGGGTCGACGACGACACGCTCGATCCTCCTGACGGTCGTCTTCAGCTCGCCCTCGACCTTGGCTTCCACGCTCGACAGCTTGGGGTGGATGTACGGCGCGGCCTGCTTTGCGGCCTCGAAGCGCTCGGCCTTGCCGGCGGTCTCATCGCGGAGAATGGATAGCATGAACTCCAGCGGCGTGATGCCGGCTTCGGCCGCCTTCTCGGCGACCTCCCGCGTCTTGGTGGTCAGGCTGCCAGGCTTACGGCCGGCGTTGGAACGTGCGCCGCCGTGGGCCATCTTGATTTCTCTTGAATGATTTCAAGTTGCCGGGACCGCGCCAAGGGCGAAGGTTCGGAAAGCTAGTCCCGCTCCGAGGTCTTCCCGCCACGGCCAAATACGTAGCCAAGAGCGAGAGTGATGAACCCGCCGAAGATGGTGAGCGCGTCCTTCTTGCTGACGCTCTCGCCGTCGGGGAGCCACACCAAAACGGCGATGATGCCGACCACTGACGCGACGATTACGAACGCCGCGATGTTGCCTGGCTTTTCGATGGCGCCCCCAAACAACGAACCCATCAGACCCATCTCCGTTTGGCGCGCTTGGGTGGCCACTTGGGCCTTGACGACCTCGCCCTGTGCCTTCGGGTCCGTGGGCATATGGAATTTCATTCCGGACCCAACGAAAGAGTGAAGCTGAATTGCCGGGTCCGCTTCTCGGAACCAATGGGGTCAATGAAGATCGCCAACACTAGGTCGGGGCCTGGGGCGTCGTTAGAGAACGAGATCCAGTGGGTAAAACCGCCGCGCTCCTGCCCATCGTCAATGTCGACGATGATGTGGTTTCCGTCCACCAGGTCGGTTTTCACGGCAACTTTGTGCCCCGGCTTTTCGACGAAACGGAAGGTGACGCGGGCGATCCCCTGCACCGCCGACTCA